CTTAACAGCCTCATCCTTCTTGTTTTTATTGAAGAGAGCCCCCATCTCCTTATATTCTTTTATAAATTTTGCATTTATAATAAACTTCTGAAGCTCCTCTATCGTTTCATCAATAGATAAGTCTATGTTAGCATCCTCTATATCTTCAAGCAAATAAAACACATCATCATCATCATCAAACTTCTGAAATAGTAGACTGATAGATGGTGACTTTTTATGTATTTTAATATGTTTTTTTATTTGCGTCAATACAGATTGATATTCTTTATTTGGCAAAAAATCCATCTCCATATATTGAACCAATATTGAAGCTATTTTCCTATCCTTTATGGCTACAGCAAATAAAGATAGGAGGAATTTTGAATTAAACTTCTCACTACTCATATTATAATTCTTTTAATACACCACCTATTCTATGTTTAATTCTACTCAGTGCATTCCTAACTTCATTTTGACCAATATTAAGGTTGATAGATATGTCTCTAACAGAATCATTATGAAAATACATCATGAAATGTATAGATAAATCTAAGTCTTCAGATACTAATATCCCATTTAATACATCTTGATATGTTCCAAGACCAAAGTTTGTTTTTGGAGATATTTTAGACAATATTGATAGACCAACTTCCGTTATTCCATCATGCATCATTTCATTTGGGTCAGACTTAAATATTGAGTCATCATACACATTAACAAAATCCTTTGCCTTCTTAAGTCTCCACCTATTCTTATACGTAGTCCTTTCATCTCTAGGCTTATCTTGCTCATGATAAGTGGAATATTCAAACTCACCACCTTTAGTTGCGTCAACATAAGAGTCTTTTGAAGCTTCCATTTTACCAGTAGACCTTCTGCAACAAGTTATAATCCAATTCCCAATATTATATTCAGGCTTATATGTGTCTATATTTGCAAGTAGTAACTCACACATATTTTGAAAATTATCATCTATCTCACTCTTTTTTTGTGTTAATCTTGATACACTACTTCTAACCAACTGATGATTTGGTTTAACGTATTTGTCATATAGTTCGGATCTGTTTTCATTTGACGATTCTATCGTTTTGTGTCTAGCCATTCATCTAATTTTAAATTGTTGAAATTTATTTTTCTTTTAGCCATAGACTTATTTGTGAAGAAAAATCTATCTGGCACAAATGTTTTGTGAAATAGTGCGTTTGATGGTGATACCTTCCCTGTCTTTGAAACGCTTGGTGTAGGGATAACTAACTGAACATAAGTACCAAGTTGCATTAGCCACTTAATCTTAATTACGGCTTGGGCTGTCTTGTTCTGAAAGTCATGACTTGGCTTTATTTCTATTCTAGACATATTGTTTTGTGATGCAAAATAAGGTAGGTCTTTTGGGTCACATATATCCTCCTCTATATTGTAGTAAAGAATGCCTTTCGCACTCTCGTTCCAACATATCTTAAAGTCAGGATTATAAGTACACTTTTCTAAAAAAGACATCTTCATATCCTTAATCTTAGTCCTCATTTGCTTTTGCCAAGTAAGTTTGAGGGGTGCTGCTAACTCGAACACCTCCTCCTCATATGACCATGAATCAACATATCCTGCCCACATTAAGTCATCCAAATACCATGCAAAGAATAATTCTCCATCTGACTTGAAATCATCTCTTTTTTTGTAATTTTTACTATTCATACCTACAATATTTTTGATATATCATTTTCCTTAACCACAGTTATTTGTCTGCCTACAGAATCTGGCAATGGAATGTGGGTGATAATAATTACTGTGTCACCTGACTTCTCAAAAGACCTGACTATCCTAGAAAGACCTTCAGAGTCAGTACTATCTAATATTTCATCTATAACCAATAAGTTAAGTCCTCTATTCTCACCAGCATTTAAGTTAATCAAATGACTAAGTGTCTTTGCAAACGCAAGGTTTATGGCAGCCTTTTCACCACCAGACCTCTTGTTAAAAGAACCAATGTCCATACCATGTCTAACCAAAGTTGAATCTATTTTCTCCCTATGTTTTCCACTAGCCAACTTCTTGTCTGAGTTTAGTTGAACAAATATGTCACTTCCAAAATCATCAAGGAAATCATTAGCTAATCCCTCCATTGATTTTAAACTTAGGTTAGCTAGATGAGACTTAAATCTTCTAAACACATCAAGTTGAATATTAAGTTCATCAAACTCATTTGTAAGTTCAATCAACTTATCTGAAATAGGCTTAATCTTTTCTTTAACTGACTGAATTTTGTTTCTTAGTGGCGTTGCAACATCAACATCTTCCTTACCTGTCAAAACATCTATTTCCATCAAATAAACACTTATCCTATCCTTAGCTGACTTAACTGAAGTCTTAATTCGTGATATATCAGAAGAAATTTCTTCACGCTCATCCCTAAGAGAAGATATTTTTGACTTATATTCATTAATGTGGTCTGTGAGAGTTTTAATAGTAATCGTACACTCATCTATCTCAGACCTAACGTATTTGCCCCTAGAAATTATATCTACACATAAATCTTTTAATTTAGACACCTCTTCTGTAGCATCATCAATATTAAAATCACTGTCTGTTGGGTCAAATTCATGACTGCATTTTGGGCAAGACAATGATCCATCTATCTTCATTAACAAATGACTTATTTTATGCTCTGTCTCTTGAAGCTCAACCTTAAGACTCATTCTCTCACGACCTTTTGACTTCAGTCTCTCGTTCACTTCATCTAATGACTTAATTTCTGTTGTGGGAGGAATTGTGTCAGATATCTCATCATCTATATCTTCTAAATCAAGAACCAAGTCCTTCATCTCCTCAGACATATCGTGGTTTGTGCTATCCATCAGTCCAATAGTAGACCTTATTCTAGCTATCTTATCATCATTATCAGATTGTGTATTTGGTAATGATAATGATTCAGATAATGTTGACTCTAATACCCCTAATGTATCTGAAAGACTATTGTTCTTTTTTGTAAAGTCTTCAAGTTCCTCATTACATAAAGATATGTCTTCAGACAATACGTCAATTGATTTATCTACAATCACACCATTTGAAAACCTGTTTATAACTTCCTTTTTTTTTGTGTCTGATGAATCAAGGAATGGAGTGAACTTAGCTGACATCAATATAAAGAAATTAAGTAAGTCATCTCTTAATATACCAAGTTTTGTTTCGATAAATTTATTTGATTCATCTGTTGACGTTAGTTTATCAATATGTTCACCATTAATGAAAATTTGACACACAGACGACTTTTTCTTGAACGCAACCCTCTGTATCTCCATAGACTCACCAAGCCCATCATTTTGCAACAAAACTCTAACGAACGCCTGTTTTGCATCATCATTAACAAGCTCACCTATCTTTACTTTTCTTAGTGGAGAGCCTGTGATGCCAAACCCAACACCCTCTAATATAGCAGACTTTCCAGACCCATTTGACTTTTCATCTCCAGCATCAATATTTTTCCCTCCAATAATAGAAACCTCTCCTTGGCTAAACTCAAGTTTTGCTTTATCGAAAGACATAAGTCCATCAATCTCTAATTCCTTTAAATACCACATAAATTAAACTAAATATTCTAAACCTAAACTTGAGTCAATCTCTTGACTTACAGAAAATTTCTTATACTCCTTAATAACTGTGTCTTTATCTAAGCTAACAAACACAACTCTGTCATCTTCATTTCTTATAGCAACACTATCGGTGTTTAGTTTCAATTTCTTAACACCAATTTCTGAAAACATCTGCTTTTTTATTTTCTTTAGTTCAGACTCATCACCCGTAACAATAACTCTCACATTAACGTTCCCTTCAGATATATATTTTTTTGTTTCTGACATCCATTTGCCATCAACATCATTTACGTCAATTGATATGGTTTCAAATTTAGTAAATTCTGAATTAATGAATTCTATAGATCCATCATCATAAATTACAGTAAATCCTTTATCGTTATCCTCACCATAATTGGCAGCATGAGTACTACCTATATACCAAAGGTCACAGTCAAATTCATGCTCAACTAAATTTTTATTGTGATAATGACCAAATATCCCTAAATTAAATTTCTTAAATATTCCTGCAGGAACTTCCTTGTTAATAGTGGCGTTTTTATGAGAAAGACCACCTGACACGCCTATATGCGAACCAATAATATTAAATTTACTTTCATCAAGTCTATCAGATATGGATTTAACTCTCTCTTTATATGACCCAGACTCAGGGAAATATGGTAAGAGCCATACACAAATATTGTCTGATAACTTAAGTTCGTGCTCCTCTTCTATAATTTTGAATCCAACATCATCATATAGATTTGGGTATGCAGAGGTAGATTCTAATGCCACCTTATCATGATTTCCAGTAATACCAATCAGACTCATATCATTATCTAAGACATAGTTTTTAACCCAAGACAAATGGTCTAGAACCTGAAGTGATTGGCTTTTTCTGTCAACAACAAAGTCTCCTAGATGAATGATTTTCTTTATATCAAGTTTTTTGGCATGACCAACAACTTGCTTCCAAACACTTTCTTGAACATCTATATTGTTTTGATGTGCGTGAGTATCTGTTAAACATATAGCTAAAGCTTTTTTCATATTCTATAATTTAATACTACCCAATTTTATACCAAGACCAACGGCACCAAAAACAATTGCAACTAAAAATGCCACAAAAGAAAATTCTAATGTCGTCTTTTCCTCAATAAAACTTATTTTTTTAATATCACCATCCCTTTTACAAACATAAAACTGATACATCACAATGATGAAATTTACAAAACCACAAATTACCCAAATAACAAATATGTCATATATCATAATATTTACTTTAATTGTTCCCTATAACATTAATACGGAGATTATGTGTTAGTTGCACGATTTATCGAAATTATTTTTAATAAAAAAAGGGGTAGCTTAATGCCACCCCCAATTAAATCCTATCTTTCTCGTCTAACTCTCCTACTTTTCTTTTCCTCCTTCACTTCCTCAACTTCATCATCTTCAAAAGCATCATCTGATGAAGTATCATCTGATTCAGATAAGTCTGATGGATAGTTTGTGTCTGTTAAGTCCGTCTCTGTTTCAATTGCAGACAAGATGTCTTCAACAGTATCATTTCTAAGAACCCTTACATCAAGGTCTTTATCCATAATAAACTCCTTAAGCTCACTCTTACTCATTTCACCTAAAGTCTTTAAAACTTTTCTTGGAGCCCTCTCCTTTTTTGGTTCTTTAGAAGCTGATGCTACACTAGGAGATTCATCGTCATAAACAGGTGCGTCATCAAGTTTTTCTTTAAGAGCCTCATAAATATCAATAAACTCATCTGTATCAGCTACACCAATCTCCTGCTCATCATCATAGTTCTGAATACCTTCAAATAATTGCTCGATTGTCCCCTTATGATATTTTACATTACCAAACAACATATCTTTTAATGAATCTTCTTCAATCCACCAATCAGCATCCTCTCTTTCAATTGCAACAGCCTTTCTACCTTGTGCCACAGAGTATCTTTCTGTAGGCTGTTTCTTCGGGTCTTTCTTAATGGTAATTGTTACACCATCTGTAGGACAAGAAATAATGTCACTTCCAGTTGGGTCTTCCTCAACCTCAGCTAATGAAATTGCGTCAAGCTTCTTTTTAATGCCATCAGAGATTTCAATTAACCCTCTCCTTCCCTCTTCATCAATCTTCTTACTTACATCAATTGCATACGCTAAATACTTACTCTGATGCTTGATTCCACTCTCAAAAGAACTTAGATTCTTTAACTTAGTTGCTTTGTCAGTGGTATTAAGAGACTCGCTGTTCTTAATGTGTGCTGTAGCCAGTTTTTGATACTCCTCTACTAAATCTGCCTCTTGAGATGCATGAACTCTTGCATTTAAAAAAGACCTGTTTACCAACTTGTCTTCCTTACCTGTAATCTTAACCCAAACAACAAATTTTCTCTGAGAGTATCTAGCCTTATCCTTTCCATCATCTCCGATATCAGAGTCTGGGTGAGCAGGAAAGAATCTAAACTTATTTGTTCCGTCCTCAATGCTCAGATAATCTCTCTTTTTTGAATTTCCCTTAGAAATCTCATCGTTCTGATCCTTAATTGTACTAAGGTCTGTTCCTTTTAGACTTGAAATGTCAAATCCAGCTTTTAATTCTTTACTCATAACTACTATTAATTAATATTCCTATATTATTGATACGGATAAAATTGGGGAGTTGCACACTCCCCAAGAAATTTATTTACTTATTGTAACATTCAAGGATTTCAGCCACTAAATCAGATTTTGATTTACGCTTATCCAACTCTAAAGAACAGTGTTCTCTAGCATAATCCTCCAACCCAGTCTTAGTCAGAGTTGCTAACAAAACCTTAATTTCATCAATAGACTCTGGGTCACAACACGCATCGTTTTCACAATCATCAACTACATCTGTGTCTTGTGCCTCAATCACATCTTCAACAACAACTTCTTGTACTTTAGCCTTAGATGACTTGTTATAAGCATCAGTTGCAGATTTAGCAACAATCTTTTGATTTTTTAAGTGTCCTTTTACACTATTTACTTTAATTCCCATATTCTCTACTTACTTTTATAATCATGATACGCCTGAACATACAGGTCGTTAAACTCACCACCTTCCACCTGAGTGGGTAGTGGTATCCAACAATTTAATTCTGCCAAAGCCCATTCCCTAATTTCCTCAGTATATTCAATAAATCTGTCTTGATTCATCTTTTTTGTTGATTCACCAATCTCATATGGAGAACCATCTATAAGAACCACCTTATTATTGAATTTACCTTTTAGGACTTCATGCAAATCATCTATTGTCACATTAAGATTCTTCTCACCCATTTCGTCAGCTATAGCCTTTAATACAACACCGAAATAATATCTGTTTGCACTAAGCGTTCTAGCTTTCTTTTTGTTCATCAGATACAAAGTATATTCACCAACCTTTATTTTTGGTTCAATATTATCTAATGCATCATCTAATGGAGATAAATCTTCAATATCTACTATCTTAAACGATTGTTTTGCTGAGATAGCCATATCTACTTATCTTCGATATCAATATATCCAACAATACATCCCACTCCTACCAAAGCAGCTCCAGTATACACAACCTCAGCCTTTCCAACAGGCTCCCAATTACAGCTAACTGCCTTAACTACACATTTTACTTCTCCAACTATTAGGACTATTGCTATAGCCCAAACTACAATCATTGATTTCATAATACAAATTTATTTTTCAAACATTACCCAGTGACTTTCAGAGAAATCTACCCATTTATCTTTCAAGTGACCAATTCCATCTAAGTATTTTTGGTCTCCCTTGTACCATAATACATATTGAACATTCCCATTCAATCTACTTCGTCTAGCATCCCTGTCAAGACAAGTTCCATATTCATACTCATTGCCAAGCAACTTACATAAAATCAGATTCTTAATCCAACCCATAAAACATATTTGATTTAGTTTAACTTACTGTTTATATAATTGATACGGAGAAAACATACTAGTTGCACACTTTCTCCGTATTTTTTATTTAACCTTCACAAGATGGGCATTCAGAGTCCATAGAACTCTCCCACTTAATGTGTTCAAATCCAGTCTTATCTGCACCATCTACTGAAATCCCACTAGACATAAATGTTTGTGCTTGAGAAAACGATCTTTGATAATATAGTCCCTTTATACCATATGCGTGTGCAGCTAAATGAAGCTTAGACCTTATGTCAGCAGGAGCTTCTGGTGGAATAAATATATTTAACGACTGTCCTTGGTCAATGTATTGTTGACGAATAGCGGCTTGCTCAATTAACTCAAACTGATTAATTTCTGAGAATGTTTTAAATACCTCTTTTTCATCATCACTCAAGAAGTCTAGGAAAGCTACAGACCCATTTTGAGTCCTAATTGATTTCCAAACATCTTCTGTATTCTTGTCCTTAGATTCAAGTAACGTCTCCAATGTCTTGTTTTTAAACATAAATTCGCCCTTAGCCACTGTCTTCAAATAACAGTTTGATGCATGAGGCTCAATTCCTTGAGATAGTCCACCAGCGATAAGTGCATTAGTTGTGGTGGGAGCCATAGCCATAACCGTAGTATGTCTTCTATGAATATTAAATTCCTTGTTTACTTCACAAGCACCATATTCATCAGCCATTTTTTCTGAAGCATTAATAGCATTATCTCTAATATACCCGAATATATTCCTTGTAATAGAGTTTGATTGAATTCCAGTAAAGGGTATGTTTTTAGACTGAAGGTAGTCGTGCCAACCAAATACTCCAATACCCAACGCCCTATGTCTACGGGCAAATCTATTAGATCTACTCATAGCATCAACACCATCTGTCTTAGAGATAAATTCGGTCATTACAGCATCCAATACGTAAGCTGCAGTCTCTACTGCACCATATCCATTAATTGACACATCTTTCCATTCATCGAAAGTAAGTAGGTTCATAGACAATAGGCAACAGACAAAAGATTCATCTAAGCCAGATGGTAACATGATTTCATTACATAAATTACTTCCTTTGATTGGATACTTTCCTTTTGAATGAACACCATAGCACTTTGGTGTAGATTCTGCATTATTAACATTGTCAGTATAAAGTATGTATGGTAATCCGTGGTCATTTCTTCGTTCCATCAATAAAGCCCATCGCTCTAAAGCATCTTCGTCACCATCATAATATCTATTAACAAAATCATTACTTACACATACAGCGTGCGTCATCTTCTGTATTGGTGACGATGGATTCCTAATATTCATGAATTCTAAGTAGTCTCCATGCTCAATGTCGATATATACTACATGCATTCCTCTACGGACTCCTCCTTGCGAAACTCTTTTAATCATAGCTTCATAGCTCTCCATAAAAGACAGTGTTCCAGTAGTTTTACCACCTCCAGATATATCTTCTCCAGCAGCACGAACATCTCCCCAATAAGATGATGTTCCTCCACCACCCTTTGTCATGATAGCATTTTCCCTAAGTCTATCGTACATACCGTCCACACTATCTGGGATGTGTGTATTGAAGCATGAAATAGGTAACGCTTTTTTATCATCAGACCCAAAGTTAGACCAAATTGGTGAACTGAATGAAAATGCGTTTTCCTTTGACACAAATCCATATACAGCATCAAATAACTCTGGCTTTCCGTGTATTTTAGCTACACTATGAGCTATATCCATTATTCTTGAATTTGGCGTCTCATCTAATCCAATATATCCAGAATAAATAGTTACTAAGCTAGGCTTTCTATATCCCTTTGGATAGTCTATACCAGACCTAAGCCCATCTATCCTATCATTTATTTCTTCTCTAGTTACTTCTGACATTCTAATTTACTTTAATGCTATCCTTTAAAAATAAACCCATATCTTCTCTAGATACTTGACAAGTTTTTCCTGTAAATGGAATTATTGATTTTGTATAATCTGTTGACCTAGAATCTAAGAAATCAACCTGCTTCAATGTTGTAAACCCCTCTTCAAACCAAGAAGTCCTCTTTATAGCTTCATCATCTATTGTAAATATTGGCTTTAGATTAATCATCTCAAGAGATGTGTTTGTTCTATATTTCATATAATTTACAACATCTTTCTCTTGTAAATTTGGAAGGTCTCCATCTTCAAATATTTGATTCAATACATGAGTCTCTATGTCCACAACTGTTGATGCAGCCGTATATATTTCTGACTTAAACTCATTAGTCCAAATTTCAGGATATTCCTTCTTGATTTGATTAAACAAAAATATTCCAGCTACAGAATGTATGTTTTCATCATATATACTCCAATCAATAATATTATTTAGTCCCTTCATCAAAGACCTTTTATTGGAAGAGAACGAATTAAGAATCATGAACTGAGAAAATAGGGACACTCTTTCTGTGAAGCAAGAGAATACAGCTAAACCTAAAGCAAATCTCTTGATATGCTCAATATTATCCTTATCAAAGTTAGGAATATCTAAAGAGTGTGATAATAAGTTATCAAACTTTCCAGAAAGAATTGGGTCTTCTGTGTAGGGCTCAAAGTCTGTTAGATCTAGAATTTCATTAATCCTAAAATATGCTTTGGCGTGTCTTGCTTCATTTTCAGCAAATGTAACGCCCATTATTTGAAACTCAGGCTTCTTCAGATATCTTCCTATAATAGACCAAGCGTCATTTAGAATGGCTGTTTCCGTGTCAGCGAAAGTCCTCAATATTCTTGACACTATATTTCTATCCAAGTCTGAAAGCTTGTTGTGGTAGTCTTGCACATCTAGCTGTAATTCTGCAGCAACCTCTTGATGTATCCAAAATGTATTGTTTATTGCGTCAACATATTTATCAACCTCCTCATATTCAAAAGGCTTAAATATATGTCTTTCCTCAAACATATTTCTACTCATAATTATTTTTTTTATTTTTGTGGGTATTTAGAATATAGGTATTAAGTAAACTATTCCTCGTCTTTTCTTATGTAAAAGAATTGTTTTTTTGCCCTAGTTATTGCAACAAACATTAAATTGTTTTCTTGTTGCATCTCCTCTGATGACTTAGCAAATTTACTTGGAAGCAAATCTGGTCTTAGTAAAAACACTCTATCATACTCTAATCCCTTTGACTTATGGATTGAACTGAGTATTACGGCATCTTTTTGTGGATGAAATATCTCCTCTATACACTTATCTAATTCACGCATATTTGAACAACTCTCAGCTATTAAAGATAGGCTTCTAGCTATATCTAGGAAAGATTGGTATTTTGGGTGTTGAGTAGGCTTCTTAATTCCTTTAGCCAACAACACATCTTCTATCTGCTCCAACTGAATCCTTAATCCATCTATCAATGCTCCAATATGAGAGTTTCTATAAGGCTTAATTAACACCTTAAATCTCTCAGCGACCTCTTTCCCAACAATATACGCCTTCTTGCCTTCACCAAGTAAACCTAGATATGCTTCAAATAATGGTGAGTTATTTCTACACAACACAGCATCACCCTCATCAACCATATCCAAATCTCCATCACCAACAAATCCATATTCTGCACTAGGAGCATACATTATGTCAGGACTGTATTTCTGAGCCTCTAACACAACGTTTATGGGACAACGATAACTAACACTCAATGGGAATGATTCTGTGTTTGGTGCATCTTTAAAGCTATTAAACACTGATAATGACGACCCAGCGAAGAGATAGATGGATTGAAATTTATCTCCCACAACTATTAGTCTACTTGACTTACTTCTAATTTTGGATATTAGTGTTGACTGAGAGACGTTTAAATCTTGAACTTCATCTACAAGTATATTGTCATATTTAGGATACTTTAATTTTTGAAGTGTTGCAGGTAGATAAATCATATCAGTGAAATCTATCTCAAACTTCTCACCTCTCTTTCTTGACGAATTGTATTTATTCATCAGAAAATCAAGACTCTTTAAATCCTCATATCCATAATTTGACTCCAAACTAAATCTAGACAACATATCTGCAACCTCGTCTTCATTATCAATATTAATCATTGAGTTTCTGAGGTGGTCGTAGCCTTTAGTTACATAGAATAGCCTAGAATTTCTCTCCTTAATATTAGTTATAGACTTATTGGATAACATCATCTTATTAGCCATATTCCATACCTTTGAAGGACTCAATATAGTATTGTTGCCAAATGACCTCTTAAGTATATTTAAGCCTAGTGAGTGCAACGTAGATGTCTCAAACTTATTTGGTAATCTATCGGCTAACTCCAATGAAATGGTTTTATTAAATGCTAGAAATATTGATTTACTACTAACTGGTAGTAGTCTACTTATTTCCACCAAAACTGTCGTCTTACCACTTCCTGCGGTTGAGTTGATAGCTATATTCCCTTTTGTACCCATCACAGCATTGAATATGTCTTTTTGATATTTATTCCATTTATATTCTGCCATAATAGTTGGGTTTTACATAATAGCTTAGATCTATATTAATGTCCTTAATTTCTTTAGGCTTCATACCTATATCCCTAAGCAATCCACCAATCTCTTTTTTAGATACCTTTCTAGCATCACCTAACACAATTTCGTTTTCCAATTCACCATTCACATACTCCATTTCATTCTCATAATTTTCATGACCAAGAAAAGCTGTCATTCTCATACTATCGTATATCCAAACATATTTTATGCAGTCTTCAATCATGGAACCAATGTCTCTTGTTGGATTTGGTTGAATGGCAGCATCTCCTGCCAATAAGTCACATCTCTCATTATCCTTAACCCCAATATGACCTCTAACCCACTTAAACGAAACATTCCCTTTATGCTTTATTAATAGCTTATTTAGTCTGAGTAATAAATCTCCGTTTTTTGAATTTAATATTTCTGATTCTGTTTGAATTGTGGTTTGCAGTTGAGCAATCCATTTGAGGCATACCTCAGAGTCTGTTGTGAGACAGATTTTGAATCCACCACGCACTTTATCTAACCCAAGTATTATGCCTAAAAGCTCCATTCTATTATTAGTGGTACTTGACCAACTTCCTGAAACAATCTCTTTATATGTGTCTTTGTATCGTATGACTGCTGCAGCTCCTCCAAAATCTAATACTCTATTGTCTGCAGAGCCGTCTGTAAATATTGTTACAATCTCTTCCATATCTAATGCCTTATGCAATTGATACGGAGAAAAGTTAGAGTTTGCACACTTTACTTAAAAAATCTTATTATTCTTCTATTCCTTATCTTCTCGTAATGCTCAATTATCTCTTTGGTTATAGGTTTTTTCCTATGTACCTTGAGTCCATTTTTAACATATTCATCCACATATGACTGAAATCTTTTTGTCTTAAATGACTCATTGTCAGATGCACTACACATTCTTAAGACAGTATTTATGTCAGGTGCGTAACCATCTATTTGTTTTGGGCACAAAATATTGAAGATAATTGGCTCCACTAAAAAAATAAGCCTCCCCAACATTGTGTCGAGGAAGCTTCTTTTTTGATATGCACCTTTTGTTCTAGGCATACACTATATATTTATTGTTGTAAATATTTGCCAATATAAAGTTCCAGTTGAATTGTCGGCAATAGCATCATGAAAATTTGACACACCAATTTTAAACGAAGAAGAAGTCTTGTTGTTTGCACAGTGTGTTATTGGAATATCGTTATCACCAACTGATTCTTGAGTAATCAATACACGATAGTTGCTTATTCCAACATCTCCAAATCCATTTATATCTATATAACTAACTCTTTGTCCTGAATTTACATTAAATGCTTTGGTTCCATGTGCCAATATTACGTTCATTGGTACGCCCATCACTCTAGATGAAACTGAATTATCTGCTAAATCAGATTCCTCAACACCATAAGTCTTTATGTTTCTAGATTCTATTGTATTGGAACCTATTTCAGCCCCAGTAACAGACCCATACACAATTTCTGCTGTACCTACAGAATCATCTGTCATATGACCAAGACCTATTTGATTGGGAGCTATTTTGCCACTAGTTATTGCTTCTGGCAATATTGCATTATTATCAACAAAATCATCTCCTATAGTTCCGTCAGCATTAATGGTTGGGATTCCTTGACCAAATGCCTTATATGTGCCAGAAGTAGTTGTGCCTTGAATAAATGAATTACCTGATACCGTTAAATCTGATTGTGTACTCAAAATTCCTACAGCACGGATATCTTGTTGACTTGATATGCCTCCATTAGCGTGTATGCTAGTATTACTAGTTATCGCATATTGAGAATAAATTTCACCAAGAGATGTTATGGTATTTCCACGAATTTCAGACGATGAAGTTATGTTTCCACTAACAGTCATGCTTGATTGACTCGCTAATGTACTTAATAAAACAACATCTCCTTTAACCTCTTGTGTTTGACTAAAGTCTAATTTAAGGTAATTGTCACCAATAATAT